TTTCAGTCATGTAAGGGTTCTTATAAACAGTGTAACGGCTGTTAAATTGACCAGCTTTTTGTACACCAAAAGCATATTCCATATCCTCAGCACCGTTAGCATTAGCTGCGAATCCTGGGATTGACTCTAAAATAGTTGAAATGGTTGGAGATACTACCATGAAGTTAGCACCACCACGTAAAGTCAACTGATGAATACGGTTACTAACTTTATTAATTTTAGTACCTAAAGTTTGGAACCAACCACCTTGGGTGTTATAGAAACCTGGGCTTTGTACATCAAAAGCAGTTTTACCATTGTTAATAAAGTTGTTATTAACAGCTGACCAATACTCAGTATTAGCTGATGGTACATTTTCAATTAACATATCTAAAATTTCTAAGTCAATCTCTAAAGAGATGTACTCACTCATAATGTTAGTTAATTCTGCTTCAGCATCTAAGTTTTGATAAGCGTTCAAATCTTGTGCGAATTCAGGTGTCCAAGCTGCTTTTAACTTTTTAGTTTTAGCAGTGATTGCTTGAGATTGCATTGAGATATTGATCTCTGGAATGCTGATGTCAGTAGAACTTAAAGAGTTTGGATATGCGTATGTGTTACCTGCCTCAAAATCACCACGGAAACGATCGGTTGTAGTTTTATTATAGTAAACCATTACTGCAGTACCTTGACCTGGAGCAACTGAACCAGTAACAACAAATGTAATATTAGTACCATCAAATGAAGTAAATGCTGGTAAGTTATTGCCTGCATTTAAAAGAGAACCTGAGATTACAATAAATCCACGTACCGCGTCTGGATCATATCCTGAAAGAGAAGATACAGGTACAGTGAATTTTTTAAACTCACCAGCAGCAGCTGAAGCAGAAAAAGTTGAATCGAAATTCAAATTCGCCCAAGTAGCTGATGATGTAGTAGCAGTAGCTGAAGCTGAAAACTGGTTAGTAGAGAAAGTATAACGACCTGCACCGTACAAACCACCAGAAGCTTCTGTAGTAGCGAATGGAGTAGTAACACTTGCTCCATCACGTTGACCATATAAAGATCCACCATTTACAAATGGATTCTTAGTGTTACCATATTGAAAATCTAGGAAGAATACAAGACCAGAAGGTAAGTTCATTGGTTGAACGCTAACGAATTCTTTCGCCGCGATTTGGCCAAATACCTTACGTACTAATGGTAATGCGATTCCAGCCCAGTTCTCACCAGTACCCACTGAAAAGTTAGCTGTTCCACCTGTAGTGTTAGCTTCAATTACTAATTGCTTTGCTTGATTTTCCAACATCAAAGCCATGTTGTTTTTGTTTACGTCTTCGCCTAAACCTTCTAAAAGACCGGTTTTAACCCATTTGTTAGCTAATTTAGCAGAGTCACCTTGAAGTGACTTCCATGGGTTTGCAGACTCGACTAATGATTGAATTGTGTTCATTTTTTGAGTTTTTTGTTTTTAGTTAATTTTTAATTTTTTATTAACGTAAACCTGCTAATCTTTGCATACGAGCAAAAGCATCATTTACTTCAATAATTTGTTCTTGTTTTGGGGCAGCTACAACAGTTCTAGAAGCTGATCCTAATGATTCTTTAATTGGATTCTTTTTAGCTGTTGCTTTAAAAGATTCAGTCAATGTTTCGAATACTAATTTCACTTCTTTAACAGTTTCTGCTTTGTCAAATGTGTTTAAAACCTTTACTTTTTCTGATTCAGTAAGATTTTTAGATTTGAAGATTTTATTAGTGTAAAGAAGTTTAGCATTCAAAAGATTTACTTCGTTAAGTTCAGCTCTTAATTCTTCAATAGCGTTATAAGCTTCTTTTAACTCTTCTTCTTTTTCATCTTTTTCTTCTTTCTTTTCTTTTTTCTTTTCGTCTTCTTTTTTAACTTTCTTTTTACCTTCTTCAATGTTTGTTAAAGAATCGATTTCAGCTAAAAGTTCTTCTAAAGAAATTTCTTCATCATCTTTCATTTCCATTTCGTCACCATCAGGCATATCCATGTCTATTTCAGCATCCACGTCTACATCATCGGCATCTACTTCATCATCATCTTTTTCAAAATTTTCACCAGCTTCGATTTCACCAGCATCAATTTTATCAGTTAACACTTGGCTAAGGATATCTTTAATCATAGCTTCAAGTTTATCATCAGTGATGTCTCCCATGTCTTCCATGTCGTCTTCATCAGCTTCGAAAATACCTTCTTCCATGTTTTCTTCATCTCCTTCACCTAATTCAGCAAGAATTTCTTCAAGATTAAAATCTTCTTCTAATTCATTACTGTAGTTTTCATCTTGCATCTCTTTAGTTACTTCTTCTTCTATCTCATCCATTTCGTTCAACCTTTCAGCGAACATAGCGGTAAGTTGTGGAGTAAAAGCTTCTTCAAGAGCGGCTTTAGCACTTGCGATAGCAGTTTCCTTAATGGTCTTAGCCTCAGCAATTGCTTCTTTGAGCATTTCTCTGTTCATTTTGTCCTCAATTAAAATTTGTTTTGGAAATACGTTTATTAGAAACGTAATAGATTTTTTATTTGTAAATACTGCATAAGAATCAGGGGCAGCATATTTGAACATACATATATATGGAGATATGTAAAGTCAAAAAGAAATGCCTTTCTTTCGAAAGGCATCAGTCCTAGAATACTATTTTAGGGGGTTAAAATATTGGGCAAGTTCCATTAGCACAAAGTATATCTGTGATAATAGAATTTACGCTTTGGTATTTATTAATTTGTTGAGGTGTTTTAGATTCGTTCATTGTGCCTCTTTCTTTCATATATGAGCCTGGGTTTGAAGGTGTTGATACAAAGTCCCAACATAGCAACTCAAAGTCGTCTTGTACTTCCATCAAATCACCCATTTGTTTTAATGAGCCCATACCACGAGATGAAACACCTACTGGTATTCTATTTTCAAATAATGCTTTTAAGATATTACCTGATGGTGTAGGTAGTAATTCAATTGCTCCCATTACATGGTCTCCATCCCACCAAATTTTCTTGATGTTATGAGATACGTTTTTTAAGTTGATAATAGATGAATCTGGGTGGTCTAGTTCACCTAATGCTCTATTAGTGCGAACACTTTCCATATATTTATCTATCTCACGCTCCCATAAGTCTCTTGAGTAATAACGACCGTTACCATTCTTAACCTCACAAGTAGCTAAGATACCTTCTACAAGTGGATTACTTGTAGGTACAGTACCTTCAACTAATTTTAAAGGTTTAGCTGTAAAATATTGGGTTTCAATTAATACTTGTTTCATATTAGCCTTGAGTTCCAGGTTGTTTAAGTAACGCTGCCTTTTTTGATAAAGTATTAGCTAACTCTACTTCTTTTTTTTCTTCTTCAGCGTCTAAAGCTTTCATTGCTGGGGACTCTTCTTTGATTTCCTTTTTTTTACCATGCAGTTTAGCTTTAGCACTATCTAATTTTTTAATTTCAGATTGAAGTTCTTTAACTTTTTTAGCATTATCCTCACCACCTTCTAATTCAGTTAGAGTTTCTAATGCTTTAATTTGTTTTTTACGTTTTACAATTTCATTTGTAATACGTCTTTCCATTACTTTTTTCTTAGCATCTTCACCTTCATTTTTAATAGCATCCATGTCTAATGCTTCAGTTAATGATTTAGGTGAGATATCTTTTACTACACCATCTTTTGTCTTAAGATCATATGTGATTGGTTGTGGAACACTTGAATCTGATCCATCTTTTTTAGCCCATATTGATTTACCAACTATCTCTACTTCTTCACCATTATATGTTACTTTATCACCCTTTTTAAATTCTTTTTCTTCAGTCAATACTTCTTTAATAAGATCTTGGATAGCTAAACGTAATACTGACTCTTTTAAATCACCGTATCCTGATGATTTAAACTTACCTTTAGGTTCTTTTGGTTCACCTAATCCAGGTGCTTCAGTTGTGTATCCTAAATCTTTAACTCCAAATTGACCATTTTTAACATAATAATTAATGTCTTTAGCTAAATTTTTAGCAACAATAGCTCTTAATTCTTCAACATCTTTATCAGCATTTTTAGGATCTTTCATTTCAGTGTAGTATCCTTTTAAGAACTCTTCACCAAAGATATTATCATAATTTTTTTCATCTTTATAATCATAACCACGAGTAGCCATGTCTGTAACTTCTTTAGTGGTTTCTTTTTCTTCAGCTTTGGCTTCTTTTTCTTCTTTAAGAGCAGTAATATTCTCATTAAAGATAGCATGCCAATCTTGTTTTTTACCTGTAGTTACTAAACCACCAATGTTTTCACTAATGACACCTCTATTCTTAAGAATGCGAGTTGTATCTTCAAATGTATTAACAGGTGATAACATGTCTGGGAATAAGCGATAAGCTGATTTTAAAAAATATGCTTTATCTCCTTTACCTTCTTTAATAAGGTTATATTGTACTTGTAGTGTTTTTTCCATGTTTATAAATATGTTTTATGTTAGGACTTTTTGCCTTTCCATAATTGTTTTGTGTCTATTCCTTTAGCTTGCTTATGTAATTTTTCTGAGTCTACAGGTTTAAAACCTAATTTCTCTACATAATAATTATGAGCTGTTCCTTTAGCTTTTTTATTTGGATTAAATGCATTTGGAGTAGCATAATTTGCCCCAGTACCAGGAGTGAAAAAAGCACCAGTTCCTGTGGCGCTCATTTCTTTTAGTACTTTTTTAACTATTTCACGAATTCGATGTTTCATTTTGCTGCCGTTTCTAATTCTTCAACTAATTGATAATATTGAAGTAAATTTACTAAATTATCATCATTTGGTTTATCATTTTTACCTAATAAAGGTAAAATATTAATTACTTCGTTGATTTTAATTTGAATAGCTTTATCTATAACTGATTTATTAAGATTAGTTAAATGAGTTTTGATTTCATTTACTTTAGTATTATAAAATTCTTTTAATTTAGGAGTACTATCAATACTATTGATAAATTCTTTTAATACTAGTTTTTGATTATGATTTAAATCAGCGTATTTATCATTAAACTTTTCAAGTAATACTTTATAAGCTAATACTTGAATGTCTTTATCTTGATGTTTAAATTCTTCTAGAATATTGTTTTTAACTTCTTGCTTATTAATAGTAGATTTAGTTAAAAATTCTAACAAAACAGTTTTATTATCTATAATTTGTGATGGATTTGGAATACTATCTCCACTATAGATTTCTAAAAGAGAATATAATGATGCTTGTGCTTTATAGTTAGGTAATTTTGTTTTAAAGAAATCTTCAATATTATAATGTTTTCTGATTTCATTTACTAAATTGTATTTTTGTCTTCTTAAAGCAGAGCGATTTAGGTGTTTAGCGCTTTCTACTATGGTATTAATAACCATATCTGCTTTAGCTTCACTGACATTTACATTCTTAAAGAAACTTTCGTACAGTTTGTATTCTCTTCCTAGTTCTGTTTTTGTAAAGTACTTTTTTAATATATCGGATGCTTTTGATTCTACTCCTGACAATGTGTCCGCTGTAATTTGTCTTACAAGTAATTCAAAGAGGATGCCCGTATTTTTGTACTTTGAATGTTTAATAGTCATTCTTA